AAAATTTTCGACGCCTTCGTAATCCTTTACGAATTTCTTCGCGTCATTGATATCAAGAAATTTAATTGGATCCAAATACTCATCAAACAAATTGGTATATTTTGTTTGTGTCTTAGCTTTAACAAACAGAGTAGGTTTGAAATCTACTTTGTTAAGCTGCTTTTTCCCATTACGAATTTCACGAACCAACAGTCGATTACCATACTGTTGTACACTTGTGTAGAACTGTGCCATTCAACCACTCCCGGGTCTTGAATGTTAAACATATGATGTAATATATGACGTTATGTGGTATTTGTCAACCCATAAAAAAACGCCCCAACACAATGGCTAGGGCGCTATTTACTCACTTTACAAGTGACAAGTCTGATTTAGGAATAACGATTCCTTGTCCCGTAATGCGAACATATTCATTTCGCAATTCTGTTGCGGGTTCAAACATCATCATGACATGTTCCTTCTTGTATGAGAATGTTTTAGTATTTGCAAATGACAAATAGGGAGCTAATCCAATCGTATATTGCCCATCCTGTGGCATAATCATCACCATAAAAGGATGGGAGAGTTTTATATCACCGCTTAATGTTTCTTCAACTGTTGCAATGATATCTTCACCGAGGATTGTTTTAATACACTGAATATTCATAATAAACTCAATTGTAGGGGTGTTAGGAGGACTACTTAATTATAAAATGTCAATCTTACGTGGCTTCTTTTCTTCCGGGATAATACGTTCTAACTTAATAGAAAGTACCCCATCTGTTAAAGCAGCATCACGTACTACTACGTCATCCGCGAGTGTCCACTTACGTGTGAACGCACGCTTAGCTAAGCCACGATGGACATATTCCAGTCCTTCGTCAGATGATTCTGACTTAGCTGTAACCGTAAGAATTCCTTCGGCTAGTTCGATATCAAGCTCACTGCGCTTAAATCCCGCCACAGCAAGTTCGATACTCCAGTTTTCTGCATCATGCTTGATGATGTTGTACGGGGGATAATTGCTTGCGCTATTAACCGTTTCAATGTTGTGTAAACGATCCAATAGGCCATCGAACCCGATTGCCCATTGACCCCCGAGAGATGCACTGTTGAAAGTATAGGTACGTGTCATAATTCCTCCTTTGAGCGAATGTGTTAGTGATACCCTTTCGGCGTATCTAAGGTTATGTTAACTCCTAACACCCCTACAATCAAATTGTATTACTTCTTTTTCCCGATATTATATTTTGTTACGAGATTCCACTTATGCTTTTCTTCAAACGCTAATACTTTAATTTGCGATAATGGGGCAGTGTCCTCACAGACATCATAATTTATCAGTTTAACTAGACCCCAATCTTCAAGTAAATGTGCAATAGTATTTCTACGTTGTAAATCATTTACCGAGATATCTGAAAATTTGCCGTCTAATGCAAATAACTCTTTAAAATGAACGATGAAGTATCTACCTTGCTTGTGTAAGATATGACAGCTTTGATATAGTGTCTGATCTTTTCTGGAAGCGACGCCGATACGAGTCAACGTTTCCCGAATTTTCAAAAAGTCATCTTGATTATTGAGGGTTACTTCTACTGGACCATAACCTTCTATGTCCACATTAATATTAATAAGATCGTGTTTCATTTGTCAATCCACCTGTAAACATTTTGTTTTTAATAGTGATAAGTTGTTCGTCAGATATTAGGTCAGCTACCTGACATGCTTTCTCAGTATTATATTTATAATATTGCTGAATTAACATGATTTTTTCTGACTTTTCTGACTTAATCCACTTATTAAAACGCTTACGAGGACGGATACTATTACGAAGAAAATCATACTGCATTTTCTTTGCTAGATGCGGTCGACTGTTCATCTCGTTTGCTTGAATTACGGTATCTGACCCGAAACTCAAGGACTTATTAATAATGAACGCATTATATTGCTTTTCACTCCATTCATCAACAATAAGATTATCCTTTGAATAATGAATACTATTCACAAAGTCAAAGGGATTGATGCTTGGCATCTTGAATTTTTCTTCTTTAACTTCTTCTATGATCTCACCGTCAAGATTAATCATGATAGTAATTCAAGTGTTGCATGTTGTTTATTCTTTGAATTTTTTTTATTGCGTGTTGCTTCTGTTTCTGTAATTATAGGAATAGGAATTCCTGGATGCTTTTTAACACTCAACGATGATTTATACGTTTTAAAATACTCTTTTTCATACAGCCAGTAAGATCCAGTTTTTACATTAATTGCTATTAGGTAATCAATACCTGATTTATAATATGGTATTTTTTGACGCTTTTCTCCCTTATCTCTACCTGCGCCACTACTATATGTTTGAATAGATGCTTTACCCACTAAATCAACCGTCTTTACTTGTACGGTAAATTTTTCATTAGTTTGTGGATTTAACACAATAAAGTCTGCTTTTGACGCAGGTGAAACAGACTCAAACACTTCCCATCCTGAACGAAGAAAAAGTGTCATTGCTTCTAGCTCTGCTATACGTCCGACTCTTGCATCATCAAGCCCAGTAACAATAAACCCTGATCTTTCTGACATATTACTTATCCTTAAATTCACATGCTGCCATGATTTCTGTCAAACATGCTACTAAATTGATTTCAGCATCTGCAACGAACGCCGCCTTATACTGATAATCAGCTAATAGCAATACGAGTTGTGGAACCTGTACGACTTCAGTCATCAGTGTATCATACAATTTGCGAAAAATCATTGCCGGGTCATTATCCAAATTATTCACAACCCAGGTTCGCATTTTCTTGAAATCGCGTTCCTTCAATGCACTCATCAATTCTTTCATGTTGGCATCACTTACATTGACCAACAATCCCGCATCAATCTTTCCGGACGAACTATAGCGTTGTAGCTCATTTAACACCCGCCGATAATCAGGGAAATGTTTGTTCAATACTTCTGCGACAACCTTTTGATCAAACTCAACATTTTCCTTAGCAAGAATATCCGCGAGTCGCTTGAAAAACTTTGCCGCGATCTTTGGCTTATCATCCTTTTCAATTTTAAATTCAACGACAGTAGTACGACTATGCAACGGAGAAATAATACGATTTTTATAATTACACGTAAAAATGAATCTGCAGTTATTGCTAAATTCTTCGATGAATCCACGAAGGGCAGGTTGTGTAGAGTTTGGATTTAGATAATCCGCCTCGTCAAGAATCACAACCTTGACCTTACCGGTCAATGATACTGTTGTAGCAAAATCCTTAATTTTAGTACGCAAAACATCAATCCCGGATTCTTCTGATCCGTTAATAATAATATAATCACATCCTAGCTCCTCACACAACGCACGGGCAATCGTTGTCTTACCCGTGCCTGCGGTGCCTGACAGGAGCATGTTGGGAATATTATCCTGATCAACAAACTCCTGAAACATCATCTTCAAATGATCAGGCAAGATACAATCTTTAATTGTGCGAGGTCTGTATTTCTCAACCCACAAAAACTGCTCAGGATTCACATGCATCATAATATAAGTTCCTAGTGTTAAATTTTCGACGTAGGATCAGCAGCAATCAAATATGTTAGTTTACGTGATGTTGAATTAAAAGTAAAAACCGGAACTCGTGCGCCGCCACGACCGATAGCAATACCCACCTGCACTTCATAGGAGTCAGGAACAATTGATCGGAATGTATCTGCGGACATCTTCATAGCAAACGACTTATCACACGTACCCACAACCTTACGATACGTATTAGACGTGGTGTTCTTTGGATCATTGATCTTCATTGTAACATCACCACCATCACACACAAAGGTCAAAGTAGTTGCAGAAACAAGATTTGACGTTTTCTGCACAATGTTGATATCAGTTGCGGGAATCGTGAATGTAAACGTGCTTTCAATCTGCAGTTCGTTGTCAGGCGGCGATGTCACCAAGGAAGGATCTGCATAATAGTATTCAAGTTCACCACCATTAGGTGACTTAATGATTAAACTCTTTTCTCCAAAAGTAACATCAGGATCACCTGAAATAGATAACAATCCGAGCAGCTGGTTCAAATCATAAATCGCGAACTGCACCGGAAACGTTTCCTCA